AAAAAACTACATCAGGTAAATATGAAAAGCAGTGGGATGGCGTATATAATTCGTCACTCACTATTTTTATGAACAAATCTGACATTGCTAGAAAGCCAATCAGGGGCCAGCTCATAATCTTAGATGGCAAACAGTATAATGTCGCCCAGTGTATTGATGAAATGGGTCTGCTTGAAATTCGCGTGGAAGTTCCAGACGTATGATCGAGTTTAGTGCAGAAATTATTAAGGCACATACTGCACTCAGTCACATTAAAAATGGTGCACCTAAAGCGATTATGAGGGCGCTGAATCGTACTATTGATGGCGTAAAAACAGATATAGTAGCGCAAGTGGCAAGCACCTATGATATTAAGCCTGGGAAAGTTCGAAAAGTTATAAAAGCTATACACTCAAAAATGAATCTTCAAGCATCAATAAAGGCAGAAGGTAGTAAGATTCCACTGATTCAGTTTCGTGTAACGCCAAATAAGCCCGGTCAAAAGCCGGGCACAGTTTTACGGGCATCGGTCAAGCAATCAGGAGGTAAACCAATCCCAGGAGCATTCATTATGAGGATGTCAAGCGGTCAGCTTGGTGTTGCACTTAGAGCTGGTAAGCAACGGCTGCCAGTTAAAGAGTTGTATGGACCAGCAATTCCCCAAATGATTGATGAGCCAGTCATACAAAAGTACATTATGGATGGCACGAATGATCGATTCCAAAAGCGTATCGATCATGAAATAGCGTTTATATTAGGAGGTGGGAAAACAAAATATGATTGATCCTTTATTACTAGACAGTTTGTGCGACTTTATCAGCAATGCGGTCAATGGTTATCAGGTTGAAGATGAAAAAGGAATTCTATGGCCATTGACTGTTATAAGAGGCTTCTTGCCACCAAAACGAACGGATGAACTTGAAGATTATGAAAAATTTTGCATCTTAGTCCGCTATGATGAAGGCGAATCAGACTGGAATGTAGCAGATAATCAGGCAAAATCCATTAACAAATTGATTGTTGTTATTCGTACTGCGTCGTTTGACCCACAAATTGGACCTAGAAATACTATAAATGTGATGGCTATGATCCAGAGGCAAATTTACGCAACACCAATACTGGCAAAACGATATAGATCAACTTATCCGCTAAAGTGGAAAGCTCCTGATGGTACTGGACTACCAATATGGCAGGGAGAAATGACAATCCCATATGTTGTACCGATGGTACAGGAAATTTTTGATATGGGTTTATGAATAGGAGGAAATTATTTTGGATGAAGAACAAATAACTGCAGAGCAACCAGTAATGGTCCAATTAATTTATTGTGGACCGACGTTGCCACATAAATTTGGACTTAGGCAGTATCAAGTTTTTATTGGCGGCTTACCGGAGCGCATTAAAGAGTTCGCAAAAGAGTGTCCAGCGATTAATTCGTTGCTTGTTCCAGTGGGTGACTTTGCAGAAACACGCATATCTTTGGGACAAAAAGGCAGCGTGGAAGCAAGTCAGTACCTAACGGTTATAGAACATCTAGGAAAGGAGTGATTTAGGTGAGTTTTAGACATGGAATTTATATATCCGAGGTGCCAACATCGATCGTGCCACCAGTGCAGACCAATGCCGGCATTCCTGTTGTATTTGGTACCGCGCCGATTAACTTAGCAGCTGATGGTAAAGGCATAACAAATCAGCCAGTATTGGCTTACACATATGCTGAAGCCGTTGCGGCTATGGGTTATTCGGATGATTGGGAAAACTACACGCTTTGCGAATTTATGTACTCTCATTTTGCTTTGTTTGCGGTGGCTCCGGTTATATTTATAAATGCTTTAGACCCAACGAAACACAAAAAAGAAGTTGTTAGTCCGGCAATTGCAAATCTTACCTTATCTGGGGGGCAAGGAACATTGCCTGTTGGTATTTTAATGAGCACCTTAAAAATATCATTAACAACAGCCGGAGCAGCATTAAATCGCGGTACAGATTATACGGCAACATTTGCCGATGATGGTACATTAATTATTTCGAGAATCAAATTAGGGGCGATTACTACTGACACTGCCGCACTGTTTGCAAGTTATACGCAACTCGATCCAACAATTGTTACTTCAGCCGATATTATTGGTGGGGTAGACATCACTACTGGTAGTTACAAAGGGTTAGAACTGATTAGCCAAGTATTCCCCAAATACCGGGTCGTACCTGGTCAGATATGTGCTCCGTATTGGTCAACAAAGCCGGAAGTCGCTGCTGTCATGGAAGCTAAGTCTGGATCAATTAATGGCGTATTTAGGTGTATTTCATTGGTCGATATTCCGACCGATATCGTGAAGAAATACAGTGATGCACCAGCATGGAAAAACATAAACAATTACGTATTTTCGCGTCAATATGTTTGTTGGCCGAAAGTCAGCCTAGGTGGAAAGGTATTTCATATGTCCACGCAGGTAGCTGGATTGAACTGTCTGATCGATAGTGGTAACGATGATATCCCTTATGAATCTCCATCTAATAAGAACTTACAAATGAATAGTTTGGTGCTAGAAGATAGAACTGAAGTGACATTTGGTATCGATGAAGCAAACTATTTAAACAGTCAGGGCATTGCAACAGCACTGAATTGGATCGGTGGTTGGCGGCTCTGGGGTAACCGGACAGCAGCTTATCCCGCAAATACGGACCCTAAAGATTCGTTTTTATCGATTAGGCGAATGTTCGATTGGCAGGGTAACACTTTTATTCAGACCTACTGGCAGAAAGTAGATAAACCCATGAATCGCGTGCTCGTTGGAAGTATCGTCGATAGTGAAAATATACGAATGAATGGACTGGCAGCGCGTGGTTTTATTCTCGGTGGTCGCGTTGAATTCATTGCGTCAGAAAACCCGACAACGAGCCTGCTGAATGGTGGTATGACTTTCCATACCCATATGACGCCACCGACTCCGGCTGAGGATATTGAGGACATTTTAGAATATGACACGTCGTATCTATCGACATTATTTAAATAGGAGGTGAGCTAATTGATACTACCTGAAAATATGATTAACTATATGGTATATCTCGACGGAAGTACACTGCTCGGAACTGCTGGTGTAGATCTTCCATCGTTAGATACCTTGACTGAAAAAGTAAAAGGCGCAGGGATCGCGGGTGAAGTTGATGCTCCGATTTTAGGCCATTATGCTGCAATGGCATTGACGATTAGTTGGCGTACAATTAAGCCTGAAGCAATCCAGCTTGCCGCACCCGCTTCGCATAATCTTGAATTTCGCGGAAGTCAGCAAATTTATGATGCTGGTGCAGGAACATTTAGCACGCAGCCGGTTAAAATCACGTGCAAGGCGACACCTAAAAAAACATCATTAGGAAAATTAGTTGTCGGTGGCCAAACTGATACCAAAAATGAATTTGAAGTTAGTTATATTAAAATTTCCATCGATGGCAATGTGGTTATAGAAATTGATAAATATAATTTCATTTGCAACATCAATGGAATAGATTATCTGGCTCAGGTACGTAGTGACCTGGGACTTAGTTAGGAGAATAGAATATGAAATTAAAGTTAAAAAAACCGATTGATTATGAAGGCAAGCATTATGATGAGCTAGATTATGATTTCGATAATCTAACTGGTGATGACTTGCTAACGGCTGAAGCTGAAATTACTATGGCAGGAGTTGTCGTGCCAATCATTGACCTATCGAAGGCATACAATGCAGCGGTGTTTGCGAGAGCCGCTAATATTGATTACGGCATGATGCGAAAACTATCGGCTAGAGACTTTACGAAGGCCACACAGGAGTCGGCAAGTTTTTTAAACGTATAGGGATTGGGAAACAACCTGGGCAGACAGTGCGAATTGTCTGCCTAAATCTTTGCCGATCGGATACTTACACGGGGATCGGTTATTGGGTTTCAATTCCGCTCAAAAAACTGATGATATGGTATAATTTTATCGATAAAAACACCGAAAAGGGTGATACGAATGGCTAAAATGTACGAAATTGCGTTCCAATTAGCCGGAAAATTAGGATCGAATTTCCACTCTACGTTCATGACAGCACAAAATCAACTTAAAAATGTTGATGGCCAGATTAAGAAATTAACCGCTAATCAGGGCAAAGTTACTCGTTTTGACAGTTTAAAGCGTGAATTAATTAGCACTGAGAAGCAATTTCAAGCAGCTCAAGCAAAGGTAAAAGCCCTTGCAATTGAAATGAAAGCGGCTGAAAGCCCAACAAAGGCAATGGAAAAGGCATTTAGTAAAGCGAAGGATGAAGCTGGAAAGTTAAAAGGGAAATTATCTGACCAGCAGAAAGAATTGTCACGAACACGAGCGGAAATGAAGGAAGCTGGTGTATCTACTACACAGCTTGCTGAACATCATCGTAGATTAGGCACAGAAATGGACAGGTTGAGAGCAAAAAGAGTTGTCTATGCTGATTTGAATGCTGCTGCAGGAAAATTCAAAGCTTCTGCTGTATCTGCATTTAAAGGGGTAGCTATTGCCGCTGGTGCTTGCACGGCTGCAGTAACCGGCTATTACGCCACGGCAATGGGCTTAGCTAATAATGTAATGTCTACAGCAACGCAGGCAAGAGCTGGGATTAAGCTGGGATTTGGGGCTGAAGGATTTCAGGAACTTAGTTATGCCGCGAAAATGTCGGGCATTGATATTGATAGTTTTAATGGTTGTATGAATAAAATGGTTGTAAGCCTGGCTAAAGCAAAAGATGGTAGTAAAAAAGGATTGGGTGCCGAGTTAAACAAGATTGGTCTTTCGGCTAAAGACTTAAATGCAATGGGGCCCGACAAAGCTATCATGAAAATTACAGAAGCCTTGAAAGGTGTAGCTGACCCCGCAGAGCGAACGCGCATAGCTGTCGGCCTATTTGGCAAGGAAGGTCTCAAAATGATGCCTATGCTCAAGCAAGGCGCAGGCGGCATACAAAATCTACGCGATGAAGCGAAACGACTGGGACTAGTTTTATCTGAAGAAACCGTCAAACAAGCGGGAGAATACGGAAAAATGAAAAAGCGTATGGGTACTGTATTTGAAGGCGCAAAATTGACAGTTGGTAGTGCTATTATGCCAGCACTCACTGGCGGTATGGAAGAACTAATGAAGGTCATTGCAACAAACCGGGGTGATATTCAAGCTTTTGCTGTCACTTTTGCAAATGGTTTAAAAACTGCGATACCCTACACAATACAATTCATCAAAGAAGTAAAAAATATTTCACAGTCTGTCATTGATGTGGTGAAGCATTCTAGCGTATTGATGTTCGCAATGAACCATCTTGGATATGTACTGGCGTCGATTGTTGCATATAAAACGGGCATGGCATTTATTAGTATGGGTAAAAATGCTATATCTGCTGGACGAGATATTATGGCTTTTGGCAATGCGGTAAAAACACTAGCAACCTCTACAAAGCTATGGTCAGCAGCACAGGGTGCATTAAATGTTGTCATGTCGATTGGCAGGGGATTGCTCTCAGCAACTAAAATGGTCGCCTATTATGCGGTTGTGGGTACTATTCGGCTTGCTACAGGACTTTGGGCGGCAGCACAGGCAGGATTAAATGTTGTGATGTCGATGAACCCTATTGGATTGGTGATCTTAGGTATCGCAGGCCTAATTGCTATTGGCTATCTTTTAGTTACGAATTGGGAAATAATAAAAACTTTTTTTATTAATATGTGGAATGATCCGGCATCAGCGTTTGACGGATTTGTTTCGGGTATCAAGAATAAATTCTCAGGGATTATGGATTGGTTTAAAAATCAAGCGGCATGGTTAAAAAATATGTTTAGTGGTGGTAGTGCCTCTGCTGGCGGAGAAGGCGGAGATGGCATGGGATCATCATTGCCTGGTCATGCTACAGGCGGTATTTTTAATCGAGAACATATAGCTCGTTTCGCGGAAGGTAATAAGCCCGAAGCTATTATTCCTTTAAATAAATCGCCACAATCATTAGCATTATTACAACAAGTAAATCAAAGGATGGGGGTCAATCAACAGCCAACTGGATTTGCGGCCATAGAACCATCAACTGCTCATAATAAATCACAGTCATCTAGTGGCCATACTTTTATTTATTCTCCGAACATTAACGCGGGAAATGCATCAGCACAAGAATTAAAACCAGTTCTTGAGCAGGACAAATCCAGCTTTGAACAGCAAATGAACGCCTGGACGTCACAACAGGAGCGTGTAAGCTATGCCTAATATTTACACAACTACACAAGGCGATATGTGGGACTCAATAGCCTACAGGCAAATGGGTAATGAAAAATACATGCATTTTCTTATTGAAGAGAACTCACAGTACAATCAAATTGTTGTTTTTCCAGCTAATATCAAACTGACTATTCCTGATGTCCCGGTATCGGTCAGTACAAATCTGCCGCCATGGAAGAGGTGATTATATGTCGACAGCGAGAAAAACGACCGTAAATATAGTCTATAATGGCAAAAACATCTCTCAAGACATAGCGCCGTTCTTACTTTCATTTGAGTATACGGATAATGAGTCTAAGAAAGCCGATGATATTCAAATTAAGCTTGAAGACCGAGAAGGTCTGTGGATGAAGGACTGGTTACCAACCAAGGGTGATACGATAACGGCATCAATCGTAGCTTATGATGGATATCAAACTTCTACGCTGCCTTGCGGTAGTTTTTCGGTCGATGAAATTGAACATTCAGGGCCACCTCACACAGTAACTATTAAAGCGGTATCGGTGCCAATCGGATCAGCAGCGCGTGGCGAAATAAAAACACGAGCATGGGAAAAGATTAGTCTTAAAGAAATCTCAGGAGATATTGCCAGCTCAGCAAATTTGACATTATTATTTGAATCAAAAACAAATCCTTCCTATTTACGTATTGACCAAGCCGAAACTTCTGACCTGGCCTTTTTACAACAACTCTGTGATAAGGATTGCCTGTCACTCAAAGTCACAGATCAGCAAATAGTCATTTTTGATGAGCGGACATATGAAGCAAATCCAACCATCTGTGAAATTAAACGTGACGGTGGGCTTGTGATGAGATATTCATTTAAAACTAAAACTTCCGGTACTGCGAAAGCCGCAAAAGTTACTTATTCTGATCCGCTGACCGGTCACACAACGACTGGCCAGTATGAAGATCCAAACAGTACCAGTGGGGCCACGATTAATAAAAATGAGTATACCGAAAGCTGGCTAGATCAGTATGACGAAAATAATGGCGATGTTGAGGACGACGGCAGTCAAGATAATGAAGAGGATGTGACTGACGGTGAGTGATAGAGCAACAACTAAAGCAAAAAATGCTTTGCGAAAGGCAAATAAAGAGGAAACCGTCGGCGATTTGGAACTTATCGGTGATCCGCGCTTAGTCGCTGGGGTAACGACTGATTTTACCGGGTTTGGATCATTTGATGGTAAATATATCATCTCAAAAGCCACTCATAAAGTCACGGCGGGTTATACGGTTGGCATCGAAGCGAGGAAGTGTTTGAATGGATACTAACCGTAAAGGCAAAGGTCAAGATGAAACATTTAAGAATTTGATTAGATATGGCAAAGTTTCATCAGTCAATCCAGCAAAGCATACGGTTAGGGTAGTATTTGCCGACAAAAACAATACGGTATCACATGACCTGCCAGTTTTAACACCCGGGACGCTAAAAAATAAATTTTATTGTATGCCAGATATCGGTGAGGACGTTGTTTGCATCTTCTTGCCAAATGGAATGCAACGTGGATTTGTTATTGGCTCATTTTATCCACTGACATTAGCTCTGCCAGTGATTTCAGCAGACAAAACGAATATAACGTTTCCAGATGAAACCGTGATTGAATATGATCGTACCTCCCATACTATGAATATAAGTGTCAAAGGCGATATTACTATAAATGCTATTAGTGGGGATGTAATCGTTAACGGGGTATCATTGGTTAATCATACTCATGGTGGAATCGTACCTGGTCCTGGTAGCACTGCTCCACCGAATAAGGGGTGATATTATGGCAATAGGCAGTCTAGGGGATATTTCTTTCGAAGTGTCCGACAAGAAAGTATTTGCATTTGAAGATCTGAAGCGTGAAGGTAAAATGCGGTATGCCACGCATGAAGTTATCGGGCAAAAGCCAATATTAGAGTTAGTTGGCCCAGAATTAGAGCAGATATCATTTAAAATCAATTTATCAGTATCACTCGGTATAAATCCAGAAAGAGAAATGCAAAAACTTCGTGATAAACGGGATGCCGGTGAAGTTATGTCATTTGTCCTTGGGCCTAAAGTAGTTGGTAAAAACAAATGGGTGATTGAAAATATTTCTGAAACGCAGTCCAATATTGATAATCGAGGGAATGCTTTTACCATTGCAGCTGATATAACCATAAAAGAATATGTTGAACGAGTAGGTGGTAAGTGATGCAGGAATTTCTTGTGACAGCTACTAATGCCACTATAAATTTTGGTGCTACTGGCGACGCTGAGATCATTCAGAACGTTCAAACGATCATCAACACGATGAAATTTTCAGTACCAATGGATCGTGAGTTTGGTGTGGATTCGTCGATGCTTGATAGACCGATACCGATAGCAAAAAGCCAATTTGCTGTGAATGTAGTTGATGTAATTCGAAAATATGAGACGCGTGTTACTATCACGGGCGTCGAGTTTGACGGAGATGCATTGACCGGCAAACTGATTCCGAAAGTGAGGTTTTATATTAATGGCTAATTTGGCAAGTTTGCCGCAAATTTCGTTTGTAGATACTGATTCGTCGACAATTGAATCAAATATAATTACTATATATGAAAGCCTAACTGGCCGTACTCTTGCAGACGGTGATCCAGTCAGGCTTTTTCTTGTAACGGTGGCTAGCATTATTGTTCAACAGCGCATTTTGATTGACTATTCGGCAAAACAAAATCTGCTTGCATATTCGTCAGGAGAATATCTTGACCACATTGGCGTTTTAGTTGGCGTAACCCGTTTACAGACAGCAGCATCGGAGACTACATTGCGCTTTACGCTTTCAGCCGCACAAACTCAAGTAATTATTATTCCTATCGGTACCAGGGCGGCAACAGCTAGTAATATTATTTTTGCAACTGCGGTCACAGCTCAAATACCAATTGGTAGTCTTTTTGTTGATGTCCCTGTACTATGTACGACAACAGGGGCGATCGGCAATAACTTTTTATCTGGCCAGGTCAACAAAATTGTGGACCCGATTCCTTATATGCAATCGGTCGTAAACACAACAGTCAGCTCAGGCGGTGCTGATATT